AGGGGCTTTGAGTTTGGCTTCGAGGTCGGCTTTGATCTTCGCCGCAAGAGAGTCGCGCATCGCCTTCCGCTGCTTGGCGAGCTTCTGCATCTTCGTGCGCAGAGGGCGGTAGCCGGTACGCAATCCGTCTGCCTGCTTTTTATTCGGCTTCAACTGGTTGCTCACGCGCTTCGCATTTGGGTCGCCATCTGGCTGTGGCGCAACATCACCATCGCCCACCGGCTCTCCGTCACCTGGTTCGCCGGATGACGTAATCGGCTGGAATGAGGTGGAAACATACAGCTTGTCCCCACCATCAACGGGTCCCAATCCCATGTATTCGTCGCGGGCTTCGTTCGGAGTAAGCACGGGCTGGCCGCCGACGGAAGTTTGCATTTCGGTGTTACGAGCCCCTTTGTCTTCAGGCACAGGATCAATGAAACTCACATAGAGGTTGTCCCCATAACGCGAGATGAATCGGCTATTGAGCGTCGCGCAAATCTTAATCATCGCGGGCTTGATGACGCGCTTTGAGAAAACATAATCCGCCGTCTCAGCTGTGGCGCGGTTTGTATCTGACTCCGCGGTGCCGAGGATTGTTTTGGAAACCCCATACACGATAAGCGTGCGCTCTTTGCTGTCCTCAGAGAGGTTCTTAAAATCCATGTCCTTCGGCGAAGCGCCGACGATGGATGGCTTAACTCCTTTCGGCAGGACGCCAATGCGCTGCATGTTGTCGATACCCATATGCGCATCCATGAATCCAATTTTTAGAGCGTCAAGCTGGGTCTCGGCAACAAAGTCGCTTTCAAGCCACATCGAAGGACGCGCACCGTTAATAAAGAATTTGCGGTTGAACTCTTGGGCGTAGTGGTCGTTGTCAATGAATTCAGCCCCGGCTTCGGTTGCACTCATACCTTCAAAGAAATTGCTCGGATTGGGCTGGCGGAACTGGATTATCTCGTAAGGTTGGAATTGAACCTCCAGCGTTTCAAGCTTCATTCGGTAGCCCATTAGCTGGAACGGCCATGAGCGGCGGTCGATGACTGGACGCACCTTACCGCCGGGCATGAGATGGATTGCTTTCGGCTTGTCCAAATCTCCCTTCACGCCTTCGAGGTACCAATACACGTTGCCTGTGAGGTCAAGCAAAGCCGAGGTGAGATACTTCAGCTCCAACCCGTCCATGTTGTCGTTCGGGGCGTCCAACAAATCGAGCAATTCATCATCGGTCTTCTCCTCGCGATCTTCACCATTGGTCTCAAAGAGGCGCCAATCTATTGCCATGATTTCGCGCGCCTTCGCGTTCACGGCCGCGTAAACAATGCCACGGTTGTTCCCCAACAAGCGTTCCGCGTCGATACGGTCGGCGCCTGACGGCCGCTCGATAACAAACTGGTTTGAGCCCCCGGCGAACTCGCCGAACTTCTTGCCGATGATGTTGCCGTTGCGGTCTTTGACAAGCTGGGTGTTCACGACACCCCACCGCCCCATCTTGATCTCTTCCTGCTCGAACACTTCCGGCCAGATGTTCGCCGCAACACCACGAAGCCGCCGGGCAATCCAGCTTGGCTTGTTGTTGGCGTTGAGGGAAGGTGAGGCCATTACGCAGGCATGATTTGTCCGTCCTTTATCCAAAACGAGTGGGTTCCCTGTGCGGATCGGTAGGGGCAGGTGATTGCCATCTGAAGCGTGAGCGGGTCTTTGTACAAAACCTCATTGATGGTTGGGGTCAGGATGGGGAGGCCGCAATAGGGGCAACTGAGAACGACGGTGAGGCGGCTTTGGATGATGAGTTTTTGCCGTTGGCGGAGGATGACCCGGCGGAACCACGAAGCGCGCTCGTAGTGGCTGATGGTCTGGGTGCGGAAGTAAAAATCACCTGCCTTCATTGATTCTTCTTCGGTGCGGGTCAAAACCGAGCCGTCCCGGTCATGCAGGTTCGTAAGCTGACTTTCGGTCACGGTCTTCTTGTCTATTTGACGGACGGCGGTAACGAGGGCATCCATTTGCGTTTAAGTATAGGGTTGTCGCGGAAAACCGCAATGAAGGGCTATGCACAAGGGCGAGATTTTAGGTACTCTTTTGGAACCGGAGGAATATGAAACAGATCGCAAGCACAATGGTGACGATGCTCGCTTTGATATCTATTGTTAGCTGCGGAGGCGAGGGCTCCCGCTTTGCAAAGGAATACTGGGGAAAACGGATGAAGGACTGCGGTGGCTCGTATGTCGCCTACAATCCGAATCCGGGTTTGACGCCATTTTCAATCATGGAGTGCAAAGACCCCACTATCACAGCCACGGAATCACCGTTGAGCGATGCCGACAAGTTGAATGGGTTTGAGTGGGTTGGTCAAACCGCTGTGACATGTTCGAGTATGCGCTTCAAAACGAATGCAAACAGTGGTCCGTCACAGTGGCTGTCAAACATAGCTATTGCCAGTAGCCGTATATGGAAAAAGAATGGCGAGTGGCAGGTAGAGAAGAACATCTTAGCTACCGAGCCGACGTGTTCGCTGGTGAAATGAAAAGTATCACGCATCAATCCAGTGAATCTTCGGCAGCTCCAGACCCTGCTCCACCAGTCCGAGAATGAGGTACACAAGGGCGTCAACCAGATCATCGTGGGACTCCGAGCCAAAGCCAAAGAGTTGCGCTAGGAGCTGTTCGCATCCAATGCGGGGGAAAACGACCGTCCCATTCTTGATGTAGGGAGCCACCACCATGAGGCGGCTGCGCTTGTCGTGCGTGGGCTTCATCGGGACAACAGGCAGCAATGCGCGCTCCATTTCCTGTATGGCCGCCTTTTGGTATGCCACGTCTTCGACAAACAAAATGTTGGCGCCTCCCAGCTCGCCGGGAATGGATCGCACTTTCTTCAAGAAATCGTGGAACGTTACATGCTCGTTGTAGGGATTGGGACGGATGAAAATCTTGGGCGCATCATCAACGTAAATAACCTCGCCTGAAACAATGCTCGTGTAGTCGGCTCCCTCCTTCTGGCTGATAGCAAGGTCAATCCCGTGCCCTTTCATCGCGGCGATGCTCTTAGGCCGTTCGTCGTAGTAGTGGATATCCTCGGGCTTGATGATGGCCTCGTCGTCCGCCACGATTTTGAGCAACATCTCCCGTTGCCATGCAATCGCGCCCATGTCCCGCTCTTTGTCTTTGAGGGATTGCTCGGTCGGGTACATTGCCGGCCACGTGCATACGCCTTTGGCGTCGATGAGTGGAAATTCGAGGACTTTGAAACCCGTCCCTGCGGCTTTGAGGCGCGAAAGCAGGGCGTCCATGTGGAGGAGGTTCCCGATGACAACCAATTTCCCTTTCCGCGCGTCCATGCCCGGAATTACCTCGGAGCGGAGCCAACGCTCAGTTTTGTCTCTGTTGTCTTTTGACCTGACCCATTCGCCGTCCTCCGGGTCGTCCACAATGACGAGCTTCGGCCGGTATTGGAGATGGCGGAGACCTCGAACCTTCTGGCCACGGCTTCGGGCAAGGATGCGAACGCCGTTCGAAAGGACAATATTCTGCTTCTGCCACTCCTCACCATCTCCGCGTAGGGAGAAATCCTCAATGACGTTGCCCCTGATCTCGCCGTAGTCCTGTTTGATAAGCGCGTTCGTTTCGAGCTCGTTCTTGATGGCGCTGATGTTTAACGTCGCTTGGCGGGTGGAATCCGAGATGAGGATGATGAAGGGATACTCTTGGGGCTTTTCAAGCGCCGCCCAGAGCGGAAGGGCAAGGGAACCATCGGTGCTTTTTCCTGATCCCCGAAAGCCGAGGATGAGCAGACGCTTTATTGCAGCGTCTTCAAGGCAATGAAAAAGTTCCCGGTGAAATGAGGCAGGAGGGTCGGTGAAATAGCCGGTGAGGTAAACCAGCGAAAAGCCCAAGAGCGTTTTGGCGCTCTCTCTGCGGCCCTCGTAGGACTCGAAAGGGGAATCAGCTAGTTGGAGTTGTGTTGCTGGGTCGGGCATCCTCCTTGGTCTGCGAAGCCGGTAAAAAGAGATTGACTAAGCAATGCTCAAGGAATGAAGGATAGTTGACCTCCAGGAAGTCGAACTGGGCGCGTGAGATCGAGTAGAGCATAGGATGTGGCAGTTCCTTATAGCGTTCTTTCCAGGCCTTGTTGTGAGCTTCGTACTTGTTCATTGCACAGGTTCATTAGGTTTCTCATCCTCCTTCGGAACTACTAATGAATTACTAATCGGCTCGGAATTAGTAGCAGCAGCCAACAGTCCCCAGTTTGTGAACGTGGCTCTGATTGCCTGCTTGCGTTCCTCTGGGAGTGGTGTGTTGCGGATTACTGCATCGAGGGTGCCGAGCTTGCGCTCGAAAACGCCGGCGTCGAATAGTTTTTCAAAGACGAGATTATGCGCTTCACGGATCTCCCGCATGGCGAGGGTCTTGTCCATGTTGCGGGCGTTCGGGTCGTTCACGATCTCCCATGCGACGCGGACGATTTCCGCCATCGAATCCTGTAAGGACGCGAGGGCGTGGTTGAGTGTCCACGTTTCAGCCCGTCGCGCTCGTTCCCGATGGATGTCGTTCACGATGCCGTTTATGTAGTTGCGGTCAAGAACCAAGCCCTGCCGTTCGAGCTTCTGGCGGATATGCTCACCGGCAAGCATCGGGTTCTGCACCATGATGCTCCTGACACGCTCACGGTGGTATTTCTTGGTGTCGGATGAATAAGCGGGCATGCTGGCGGTTGAGGGTTTAGATAACTGTACCGTTTTTGCCGAAAAGCGCAATTGAGCGGATTGAAGTATAATTCATCTTCCTTTAGAAACGAGGTTGCGCTGATGCCGCGAAAAGCACTGATTGGGGTTCTGCTGTTCCTCGCAATTGGGTTACTTTGCTTCAGAGCATACGAGACATACGAATGGCACTATTTGTCGTCGGGGCTCAAAAGGACTCTTGGGGCGGGAATGGATTCCACTGCCACACAGAGTGATATCGCTAGCTATATGCGCGATGCGCGGTTGCAGGTTCGGACAAAACGGGACGCTCAGGTGCTACAGAAGTTCGAAGAGTGTCTTCGACAAATAAACGAGGTTGCAGAAATAGAACAAGGCCACTTCGATGAAACATTGAAATCGATTAAGTCACGGGGCTCGGGAGACCCTTATTTGCAGTCACTGCTGGACACCAAGTTGAAGTATTTGCAAGCACATCGTGCCGTGCCAGACAGTGTCCAAGCAGATATCGACCGCGAGGTAGCTTTCGAAAAACAAGATAAGAAATATGAGGATGAGAAATATCAACGAGAAGAAGACAGGGCAAAAAGCGAGCGCGTGAGCGCGCCAGAACTTTACAGAGAGCTACGCGTTGATTTAGAGTTGCCTCCCGTCCCGCAGACCAAATAGCGGTTTTCACGCTGGACAGAATTTTATGGAGTAGCGTTCAGTCATACTTCTTTTTCCAGCCGATTGGCTGGTGTGCTCTCTTTTCGTTCGACATCAAACCCTTGAAGGTGGCCAGCCATCCTTACCGCTCCAGCTGGGTTCGAGGTGTGAATGATGATCCTCGGCAACTTGGTCGTGTGATGGGTCGGATGCTCATCACCCTTGCTCGATTCATTCAACCACGCATCGCGCATTGTGAGTGCCCGATATTTCTGCGCAATGAATTGCGCGACCGGCGTGAACGTTTCATCGCACGGATACGGCCGCGATAAACCGCCCATGACCACCTGATGGCTGATATCGTGATCCAAACTGATCACATCGAAATCGAACGTAGCAATCGCGCTGATGGCCGCTGTTATTGTCCGGGCAACCGTCCAGCTCTCGTCCGGGGCGTTGCGGATGTCATCGACAAATAAGTTCTTCATGTTGTTGCTATAATGCTTTGCCATTGGAGGCGCCCATGCGCATTGACCTGTATACGAAAGTTGTTCTCACAATCATCGCTCTGTTGCTGGCGGTGATTACAGTCCGACCAATGCTCCAGCCGCACACAGTCGTTGCTCAGGGAAAGTTTACTGGGGTTGAGTTCTCAACGACTGCCGTTGGTGGCTTTTATATCTTTGATCCGCGATCTGGGGACGTTTGGGGATACGGAGTGCAAGGAGAACCCGTCCAACACTATAAGCTGACAACATTGGGGGAACCACTGAAATAAAGAAACTGTGACGCGAGAGAGAACGAGCGTTGGAAAAGGCTACTCCCTGTCTGTCTACTCCGGCTCGCCGTCCTCCGCCGGCTCGGCCGGGTCTACATCTCCTTCGTCGTCATTGCGGGAATCCGCAACGGTTTCCGGCTTTGCTTCCTCGTGTGCTGGCGGTTGGGGAACTGGGATTGGGGTGGCCGGAGTGCCCGGCTGTCCAGTGCCAGTCCTTGCTGCGTTGTCTTTTGGATCTGCCATGTGTTTGGTAGTTTAGGTTTCGGCCTTTACACTTTTCGTACATCATCAGCTTCCGCCCGCGCCTTCTCTGCTCGGTTCATAAAGTAATCCGCTGCCGCTTCGTGGACTCCTGCCTGGTGCTCGTGGGCTTTGATTTGGGTTCGGAGGTCGGCGAGCAAGTCCTCCGATTCCTTGCGGGCTTTATCCGACTCGTATTTTTCTTGCCCGGACATGGTGGCGCGCTTGATGAGCGTGAGCGGCTTCCCGCACGCGTCGCACTTTGGAGCGGTAATCTCCTTGCCCTCAAAGAAGCTCGGCGCGTCTGCTTGCTCATGCCCGTTCTCGCATGTAAAAAAACCCTTCTCCTCCATCTCGGCCATCTCTTTTATCCGGGCTTCGCGGGCGTCTGCATCTGATTTCATATCCGCTGCCTGCTTGCGCTCCGCGGCGCCCTTCGCCTGCTGGACTTTGCCCATCCAGATATTCAAACCCGCCTCTTTTTCGAGCTTTGAAATGTAAGATAACTTTGCAAAACGTGTGAGGACGAACCTAAGCATGGAGGATGAAATCAATTACCAGTTTTGTAAGAACGGCGACGGAAAGAAGGGCGAGTGTTCCGAAGAAAAGGATGATCAGCGTCCTCTTGGTCTTGTGATATTGGTTCTCTGTCATCGTCGTAGTGTTGGGGACGGTTTTTCTTGAACTGGAGGAACTCGGGGACGGACGGCTCTTTGCCGTAAATCTTCTTGAACTTCAGGCGGAGCGCCTGCTCGGTTTCCTCGCGAGCTTTTGCCATGTGGGGGGATTGCTTTTAATGATACAATTCTCGTTCGTTTAGTCAAATTCACAGGTGGGTTCATGGCTGTAGATAAATATTCCACTGACTGGCATCTAACTCCAAACGGATGGATAGAAGGCGAGTATCGCTACTTCAACACTGTTCGAGAAGTCATTCCTCCTCCCCCAGATCGCGTCCTTACAATGCGGGAAGAGGTTACCGAATCCTTCGCGCTAGCCGGCGAGTCAAAGGAATCGTACGAAGTTTGGCGGGCAAAACATATCACTGATGCTGAGCTGGCAGAGCTACAAAAGAAGCATGGTTATAGGTGATGACTTTTACGCAGCCGTTGCGGTTTTCCGCAATCCGGCCACGTCAGGATGGTGGTGCGGGCGAAGCATGAAGTAAGTGGCCTCGTATACCTGCCAGCCCCGCCGTGCCGCATCCTTGAGCGTCCCCAATTCCTCGGTAGTCCACGGCTCGATGGTGCGGGATAATTGCTCTAGGAAAACTGCCGTACCGATACCAAACGTCCAGTCAATCCACTGGGAGAACTCGTACGAACGGCCGCCTTCGAACCGATTGCAACGCTGGCATTGTTTCGAAAGATTAAACGGGTGGAAACGGGTCGGCATGCACTCCCGCCGCCGAAAGTGTCCGCAGTCAAACTGCTGGCCGCCGGTGCAGGTGCAGCAGAGCTGATCCCCATACTTTTCCAAAACAACCTGGGAAACAGCGCGGTCTGTTGAGGCGATAGCGCGCTGGTGGTCAGACAGTCCTACTCTATGCAGTCCTTGTTTGAATGTTCGGGTCATTAGTTTGGAGCAAGTCACTAACTCTCATAAAATTTAGAGCCCTGTGTTCTCAACGAGTTACTGCCAGTGCATCGCGGGCGTTTCGCTTCGGAGTGCCTATACTTTGGTTTAACGTGGCAGTAATACTGAGGAGCGCAGAAGCATATGTCAGTGGTACGGGAAGGGCTCGAATTGATGATGTGGGTAAAAGTTTATGCTGTTGAGATTGGAAGCACAATCGTTTGCATAACATTTTTGTGCCGTGAGGCGGTTAAGGCAATCCGTGAACTTATGAAAGCAATTGGTAAATGAACTTAACCGTTTCATTCGAGGATTTGAGTGCAATCGCTATACCCCTCCGACTCAGGGTCGCTGATATCAATGGTGCTGGTGAAGTATGATCCGTTTGCCCAGCTCGCCAAGGAACGCCCATCCCAATCATTACAGCTCCATTCCGTGCTGGTTGCTGGTGCGGGCTGGGAAGATACATTACCCGCTGCACATCCTAGAAGAAAGATTGTGATTGCAGCCACAACAAGGAACATAATACCGATAATGCCAATGAGCGTAGCTGCACCGTCTTTTTCTTGTGAGTTCATACTTCTTTAGGTTCATCAGGGGACTGGCTTGAGAAGGTGATTTTTATTTTTGAACCGAACGCCCTTCTACAATCTTCAACGACGGCACAAATTAAAGCCAAGCCAAAAAGGAATGATAAAGGGGTAGGAAATGCTGGTGTCGGCGAAGACGCATTGACGACGATATATGCAAACACTCCTAATACGATTGCTGTTCTCATGATTTTAGTTGTTTTATAATTTCTTCTGCTTTCTCTGCTACGGAACGGTGGTGGGTGTTCCAAGCATCTTCACAAGTTCGGAAATCGTCTTCAATTCCTTCTAGCGGATCATGGCCTAAGTGGTTCCAATCATTCCCATTCACCGCCGCCGTGAACTTGGAAAGCAGGTTGGCTTGTTCCGCGCGGAAGAATGCTTTGACGGCTGGCGCTCCGTTTTCATAAGCATCCCTATTCCAGCCGTTTTTTACATGCGGCGATAAGAACTTCTCATCAAACCGCTTCTCTATCTCCTCGATTTCAGTTTGTATTGTCATATTAGTGATTTATCCTTTCCCATTCTTCACGGTTCATTTCTTCCGTCGTTTTGCCCCGCTCGATTCCCGCATCTTCTTCATGCCCGCACCCGCACCACCACTTCATCGGATATTGCGGAGGATAGCTCATAAGAGCGAGTCCCGTTCCTATCCGTATCATCTTTTTCCCGCACTTGGAGCATATCTTCTGTTCCTCGATTTCAGTTTTGAAGTTGGTCATGGGAGTGTTTTTTTAATTTCTCCAAACTTCACCGCTAAAAGCCCTAAAATCATAGTGATTAACATTCCGGCCGCAAAAGACCACTGATGAGCGACTAAAGCGACTGCAAAAACTATTAAGGTAAGTATTGTCATGTTTCGTGTTTAAGGGAGTGATTGCCAGAACTTAGTATCATCCCCGTTCGACGCTTTTACGAGGTACTTTGCAATGGCTACCAGTCGCTTTGGATCGTCATTCACCAACCCGATAATCCAGTTGCACATATGGCATGTCCATCCGCGAAACTGACCCGTCTTGTGGTCATGCTCAAACTCAATCTGCTTCGGCGAACCACAGATATCGCACTCGGTCGCTTTGGGCCTTCCTGCCAATCGCTCTTTCTTCAATAGGATAAACTTCACATTTCCTAAGCCGCCTTTCCATCTGTAGTGGTTTGGCCCGCGATTGACAACCCTACGCATCTTCTTTCTATGTTCCAACGTCCTCACATAAGTTCCTGCCATCGTTAAGGTAATGATTGCCAGAAGTCCGACTCACTTCCGTTATTCATGCGGGTTTCGAACCAACGGTCTGCATACGCCACCCATTTTTCTGCCTCAAGTTCAGTACCATCTTTTAGATGGTATTTTCCCCATCCCCTCGCCTTCCCTAGTAGTTGCCAGAAGAGAGGATCGGTAAATATCTGTTCTGGGGTGGCAAGAAAGAGTTTATCCCCGTGATCGAACTCGACCAAACCATCTCTACCGATACCCATAAAAAAGCCGTCTTGGAACATATATCCACTCTTCCCCGCCTGATTGATTGCGTCTTGCACACTATGAAGTTTTGGTAAGGTGTTGCTCATGGGGTTAATCTTTTGGATAATTGCCTTCGTTGCAACCGCGACACTGACACTCGCACGCACCGGAGCCGTAACACTTCAAGCCTTTGTAGCAGTGATAATCTTCGGTCATGCCTTTTGTGGTTTCCTCCGCGTTACGGTTTTCTGGGATGGCTTGGAAGGAATCGGATACTTAGAATACTGAACCGTCACTTTGTTTCCCTTGTTCATGCTGGTATAGAATCCGACCCATGCCCTCAGCAGTTCATCGATCGCTTGCATGCCCGTTTGTTCAGAGAACTCACTTCCCCACTCTGCCCATATTTCTATCCGATGTTTTACCTTTGGTGTTTTCATATTCCTAGTGATGGTTGATTAGAAGATTCGACCTTTTGCTCCGAGGTGTGTTTTCTATCGAGAATCTCTCCCGCTCTCTCTGCGCCGCGCAAGAACTCATCAAGGTTGAACTCTTGCCGAGCTTTTTGCTCCGAAGGGAAGAGGTCTTGTAAGGGTGGGAAGGGGTAGTTTGCCGCTCGTGCCTCGAACAGCTTGCCTTCTTCGTGAGGACAGCCAACCTCATGCCAAGCGCCAGCGTGGCAACTCCATACTTTCGCGGGCGCCTCTATTGCGGTTTTCCGCAACCGATATTCGCTATACGGATGGCCGGCAACCCGGCGCTCCTCGATATCATAGCCCTGCCGTTTCAGATCGCCAATGCGCTGCGAAAGCGCCACGATGGGCGGCGTCCATCCCAGGGTGTCAGCCAAACTCAACCACTCTCGTTTCTGTAATGCGTCTAAGATTCTTTCACGCTGGCTCATGGTAGTTGTGAGTTAATCATCAAGATGGTGCCGCCAAGCCACATAAGCCCCAAGACGATGGTAGTTCCGAAATTTAACCATGGATTGATGACGCCACCACAAAGTGCAGTCTGAATCGGGAAAATGAGCAGGGCAATACTTAGTGCAAACCTATGATTGAGTTTCATGGATGATGTTGCGCACCGCAAACGGTGCAAATGAATTTATGGATGTGTTCGGGCGGTTCGACTTCCGCCTCGTCTTTCTTTCCGCTGGGTAACGCCTTACTCCAGCTCCCAGCTTCTTGGAAGATCCGCTCGCAGGTCTCTTTCAATGAGTCCGAGGGCTTGGAAAAGCGCTTATAGATTTCCAAACCCTCATAGATGCGGCGCTCTGGCAATTTCTTATACCGTTCCCCGATGGCTTGGATGAACTTTCTTCGCTCTGCTCCGTTGCGGATTTCCGCACTGGCGGCGGCGATACTTTTGATGCGACCGATGTGCCAGTAGATGGTCCTGAGCGCAGCATCATGGTAAAAGAATTCGTCTTGGCCTTCCAAATCCTTCACGATGTCTTCAACGCGGTCTTGGAAGATGGAGAGGGACTGGGTCATGGCAAGGTGATGAGTTTGTTTTCGAGAATGTAGATGAGCATCTTGGCGCGCGCGTCGGCTTCGGTGCGTTCTCTGACTGTATAGTCGCCGTCGTAGTGTCCAGCCCACCAACAGTATTGGCCGGAACCTATTGCCCCGGTCGGTCGGCGTTGAGAAATGTATTCTATAGGCAACATCCATCCAAGCTCAGCGACGGTGAAGGCAGAGGCATGTTCAATCCAAATGTCTCTTAACGAATCCTTTGCCACGAACCGCAATTCGAACTGGCCATCATCAAAGCGAACCCAAGAATACGCGCCCTCCTGCTTGACGCCGAGATCTTTCAGGCGCTTCGCAAGCTCCAAACTGCATACTTGTTGTTCCAATTTCATGGTTGTGATTTATTGCTTGTAACTGGTGGGAAACGGGTTTACAATGCGGACAAGGAATGCTCTCTCAGGCCATCATCCCGGCTATTCAGGTCTTTGGCGCGACTCTCGCGTTCGTGACCGTGTGCCTGACGCTGACAAAGTCGCTGGTGGATGGTGGCTTTTTAAAAAAGCTGGTCGATACACTTTTCCGTAATAACAATCCCAAAAAGTGGAATGCGGTGTTTTGCTACTGGCGGTTAGGTCTGTACCACGGCTTTTCGGCTAGCTCGTCGTGATGGACGACCGCGCTCTGATTGAAGCCACCCATCTCATTCCAAAGGGCTTCCACATGCCTACACGTCCTTGAAAACTGGAACTTCGGGCAGGTGCAATCCCAGTTCGGGCGGTCGAGCGACCCGCCGTAGCGGATCGCCGCGACATAGCTCGTATCAGGATTGCTTTTAGAACGGTATCGCTTCGAGCGGAATGTCCTCGCCGCCGTCCAACGGCGGAGTATCTCCATCGCCGTCTTCATTGAGCTGGATGGTTGGGATTTCTTTTTCGCCTTCGCCGACCACACGAAGCTCGATATAATTCTTCATCCCCTTGCTCTTCATCTCAAGCGAGATGGTCGCCCCTTCCGGGACTTCCGCAAGCCGTTCCACAAGGTAGTGGAGGTTCCCGTTTTTATCCTTCACGGGGATGTTCCAAAGCTTCTCGACGCCGTTCTCTGAAACGACCATCTGTAGCTCCTGCCGGGGTTCCTCGGTAAACGGGTCTTTGCCCGTGCCTACTTTGTCCGAAATAATTTTCACGACGTGCTTGCCGGTGGATTTCACCCCGCCGCCTTCCTGCTTCTCCCCGAGCTGGAGATAAGGCTTGCGCGTCTTGCCTGCGGCGCTCGCCTTATCAAACAACTCCTTTGCTGATGTGCTCATAGTTGAGATTAGTTGATTAGTATTCGACCGTTGTTTCACCTCGCTCCGCTTTAGTGGCGCGGTTCTTTGCATTATCTGTCTTGAACTGGCGGGCTTCGATGGTCAACGTTGATACGCATTGCCCGCACATTCCCTCTTTGTTGAGATTGACTGTCTGGCCCCTAGCACCACACCGAATACAGATGGGATAGTACGAGCGGAGCGTCTGCTCAACCTCGGCGATGCAAAAGTCGGCTAGCAGCTGTGAATTGGTCTGCAACTGCTCCATGCGGTCGGGGTCGGAGGTGTTTGGGTCTATATCCAGCTCGATGCTCGCCTCGCAAGCTGTTTTCACCGGCACGAAGTCGGCTATCTGACGCGTGCGCTCGAAATATCGTTTGATGGTGATCTTCATTTTGGTTGGTGAATTATGTTTTCCACCGCTGCCTCAAACTCCTCAATCCAGCCAAGTGCAATCTTCGCCGCCTGATTGTTCTCCGGTGTGTTGCCAGGTCTGATGGCTAAGAAGTAGCGCTCGATTGGACGGTCGCTGTCGGGGGTGATGTTCGGCATATCATTCACTTTGCACTTGCGGGTATTGGCAATCGTTCCGCAGAGGCATGCACAATCGCCGGAATAGGTTGAGCCGTCCACCTTGCCAGCTTTAAGCGCATCCTTGAGTGCTGGGATTTCGGGTACAGCGAATAGGAGGATTGACCAGAGGTCGGCTTTGATGACCGACAAGTTCGCCCACGACAAGTTCGCCTTCGACAAGTTCGCCTTCGACAAGTTCGCCTCCGACAAGTTCGCCTCCGACAAGTCCGCCTTCGACAAGTTCGCCCACGACAAGTTCGCCTCCGACAAGTCCGCCTTCGACAAGTTCGCCCACGACAAGTTCGCCCACGACAAGTTCGCCTTC